CCTAATTGAGCTAAAGCAAAAGCTAAACCAACTAATGAAATAGCAAGAATTCCAAATGCTAAGGCTGCAGTTAAAGATGATGCACCGGCATCTATTAAAGTTTTAATAAATGGAGTTAGTGCTTCTAGGACCATCTTAAATGCATATGCAAGACCCATAATTATAAGAGTAATTGCACCGGCTACCAATACACCAGCAAGCACTTGTGGTGCAGCTAAACTCTTAACAGCGTTTCCAAGTGCTTTAAAGCCTTCTCCAACTGCAGTAAATAGAGTTTTAATACCACTACCAACACTTTGTGCCAAATTTTTTACAAAGCCTCCAATTGATTTTGAAGAATTTTTTAAAGTTTCTGATGCTTTTTCTACTGCACCAGATATTGTATCTCCAAGATTCCCGACAGCATTCTTAGCAGCACCAAAGATATTAGGAGTATCTTTTAATAATTTCCATAACATCCCCACTGTACCAACAAAAGTTCCAAAGAAGCCAAGTACGGCAGTCACACCGGCAACCAATACTGCCAAAGCAGCTGCAAACATAAGTGCCCATCTTATTGGAGCAAATTGAACAATCTGAGTAAGTATATCAACAACAAATCCTAAGCCTTTTGCTAGAATCATAACTGCTGGACTTATAGCATTAAATAATGATTTTAATTTTTCACCTAATGGCACAAATGCTGCAACAGTTTCGTTAAAAGTTTTTTCAGCATCAGCTGCAGCTTTTGCTTCAGCACCGGTTTTTTGGAAAAAGCCAGCTGCAGTATCCATATCAGTACCTAAAATATCAGCAAACAATCTTCTTTGCTGACCACTTAATTGTTCAAAACTCTTACCAGTTGACTGTAAGGCACCACGCAACATTTCTGTTGCTTTTATTGGATCATCACTAGCTGCTCTTAAAAGTTCAAGTGAATCAATATAGTTTCCACCAAGAATAGAATTTAATTCACCAGCTGCTTCTGCCGCACCTTCAAAAGTAGTAAACTTTTCAGTGATACCAAGTAGTTTATCCATCTCGGTACCCATCTGTTTTGCCTGAAATGCTAAGTCCTTAAAGATTCTTGGTGCTTCTTTACCAAAAGCAGCCAATCGTGGCATAACAGAAGCTAGGCCATCATTAATGGCTTTTGTGCTAATGCTATTTGCTTTAGCAAATGCAAACAACTCTTTTTGGTATTTCATTACCTGAGTTGCGCCCATTCCCATACTTTTTGAAGCAACATTTAAAAATTTAGCTGTTGCTTGAGAAGAGATACCAGCCTTTTCCATTTTGGCTGTAAATTCAGTTAAATCCTGTTGAGTTTGTACGCTTAAACTACTGAATTGTGAAAACTCTGTAAACAGATCACCAATTGCTGCCGCTGCATTTTCTGCACTAATGCCAAATCTTATATTTGTAGCACTAACACTAGCCAACATAGAATCAAACTGACCAGTTGTATTTGTCAGCTTATTTAAATTTGCTGAAACAGAATTTAAGTTTTCTGCCATAGCAAAAATGACCATACCGGCTTCTTGAGCACGTGCTGTCAAAGTTGCAAATATATCTGCAGAACTAAGCTTTTGTGTTTCAGCCCAAATCTCAGTTAATTTAATTCTTCTTTGTTCTTCTGCTTTTACAAGACCAAGAACATTTTGTTTGATTCTATTTTGATGTGATTCCTCTTTTTCAAGAAGTTTAATTCTATTTTGTTGATTTTTGATATTTTCTGTGGCATCTTTTTTTGCCTGTTCTAGAGAAACTTCAATTTCTTTTAATTTTTTTAACTCTTCATCCTTTAATCCATTTTTTTGCTGTGCTTGTAATAACTCAAGCCTCTGTATCTCAAGAGTTTTTATTTTAATTGCTTCTTCTGCTTTTAATTTTTCAAGCAGTTTTTCAGCTTCTTCTATTGAACCAGCAATAATCTCTTTTGTTTCTGTTTCAAGATCTTTTAATTTACCTTGAAGCTCTATTGCTTCGGCTTTATATTTTACTATTAGTTCTTGTTCTGCAGAGGTTGTTTCATTAGCCATAATTTAAATCCTATTTAAATGGCCATTTTAAGCCGGTTATTCTTTCAAAAGATGCAGTAGCTTTATCTAATTCTGCTTTTGAACGATAAGTTTGTGGATTATCTAATCCAAGAGCATAGAATGTTTCCATATATTTTTTTTCATATGATAAGGCATTCTTTAAAACATCAATCTGTTGTTGTGTGCCACGAATTACAATTGGTGGTGTTGGTATGCCAAACATTCTCTGCATTAGTGATTTTATAAGACCACCAAATATTCGTAAATAACTTTCATTAAGTTCTTTATTGTTTTTAACATTTAAATCTAAAACAAGTGGCACAATTTTATCTGACATAACTATACCTCGGCATAATAAGTAGTTTTATATAAAAATATAGGGCCGATGAAGCCCTATATTTATCTTTTCTTTGATGCGTTTTCTATTGCTTCTTTTTCTTCTTGTTTTTGTTTAACAAGACGCTTAAGAAACCAGGTTCTTATTTTAACAGGAAGATTATAAGCTTCTGTAAAACTCCAACCACCGTGATATTTTAATAAGAAAAACTGTTCGTAAACATTCTCTATATATTCATCACTTAGGCCAAAAAAAGTCCACAGTAAAGGGCACCTCCATTTCCTGTTCAAAAGAACAAGATGGGCAGGTAAATTGCTGTGTCATATCAACGCTTGGCACTATTGTACGATATAGGAGGCGTAATTGTCTTGCATCCAAAGCAGGCAGATTCTCTACAAACTGTTTAATTAAGTTTTTATCAGTGCTGCCATTGACTGAAACAAGATATGCTTTCATTTGTGAAGTTGAAGCTTCTTCTGGTAAATTAGCTTTTTTCTTTTTTTCTAGAAGTTCTGCTAATTCTACTTCGTCTTTTCCGGTCAAAGGTCTAACCTCAACGGTTGCTTTTGTTTTTGGTAATGAAAAAACAAATGTCTTGTTTGGTGTTAGTGTTACTCCTAGATCAGATAACGAATCACAGTGGCTGTGAGTAAGTTTCTCTAAATCAAATTCGTGTTTAACATTGGTGCCACAATTTGGGCAGGTAACTGCAGTCTTATATGAAGAACCGTAACCAGATATACGAGCACCGACAATAAGTGCATTTTTATCACCTAATAACATATTATCTACTTTAATATTTTTATCAACAAGTAGACTTTCTAACATTCTATCAATAGCGACACCCTTTTTAATAAGTGAACGAGAGGTAAGAATATCTTCCTCTTTCGCTGTCATAAATTTAATTTCAACTTTATCTTTACCTTTTAATGGATGACCTTCTGGATATAGTTCACCTTTTGATGGTAAATCAACAAACTCTGTTGGTGCCACAAAACTTAATTGACTATTTTGTGTTGTTTGAACCGGCATTTGTGCTGCTGGGGCATCTGTTTGAATCAATGCACCTAATCTATCTTCATTATCTCTCATTTAACACCTCTAAAAAGAAATATGGGTATACCATTAAATATAGTATACCCATAAATTCTTTTTGTTAAGATTTAAATCAGCGTGGTGTAAAGAGGTTATCTGAACCTTCATTAAATACACAGTAATCATAAGTAATTTCAATGTCTACTGTAGCAATACCATCATCTTCATAACTTAATTCACTTGGTGTATATTTTGTTATAAATGCATTTTTTAATGTCCATTTTTCAACTTGTACACCTTCTGCATTTACCATAGTTATGGTAACACCATTTGCTGCAGCAGCAGTAGGACCGGTAGCACCTGAGCTAAGAGAATCAACTGCTTTTGCTTTTGAGATAGTACCTAGACTGCCTTCATTTGAAGGAACAATATAGCCATTATCTGTTAAAACTTGCAATAATGATTTCATAGTATCATTACCGCTATTTGCTAAATCACCAACAGCACCACCAGCTGTATCAACCATAGTAAGTGTAATAGGTTTCCACTCAGGACGACCTGGATAATTAAAAGTGTGATTTAGGTACTTATGTTGTTTTGAAGTTACTTCAATTGATGGTCTTCCAACTTTTGTTGCAAAGTACATATTGCCATTATAAATACCGTCAAATTGTACAACCCAACGATTTTGTCTTTTTGGTTCTATTCTGCCATCTGTCCAAAAATTTGCCATTTTATAAATCTCCTGTTATCACACTTAATTAGTATATTAATTTAATTATCAAAGGTCATCAAAAGAAGCGCCACTATTTGTAATAACAAAGTCGATACCAATAAACTCAATTGCGTAAGCTGGTTTGATAAAGATTTTTGCATACATAGTGTTTCTATCAATTAAATCTGGAGTGGTTGTTGTTTCATCAAGAACAACCTTATAATCAACGATACCACCACCTGACTTAGTGCTCTCCATTAATGGATTGACTTGGTTAAGGAAACGTTGCCAAGTTGTTTTAATATTTTGGTCAAATAGTAGACCAGAAGCAATACCTGAAATTTGTTTCTTGAGGAACAATACAAGTCTGCGTACATTGATTCTGTCAAGTGCAGATGGTGTAGCTTGCAAGGTCTTTTGACCAAATATAACAATACCTTCTGCTGGGAATCTTGCAATTGGATTGATATTGACTTCATAGAGATCATCACGTTGTGTTGCTTTTAGAACTTCACGAACGTCAGTTACAGTCAAACCAGCTGAACCACGGTCTAGACCGCCACGATTGAAACCAGCTGGAGCAAACCAAACTGCTGATACTTCTTGTGAAGAAGCCATAGTGCCAAGTGCTACAACAGATGGTGGTACCCAAAGATCGCCATTCTCACGTTGATCTTTAATCTTGACCCAAGGATAGTAAGCACAAGCATAACTTGAGTTAAAGTCACGAGCCTTAACAGCATTAATGGTGTTTGTTACTGAACCTAGTCTTTCTTGTAGATTATCTTTTTCTACTAGATTTGTTTCTGCATCTGGGATATAACCACCGGCAACATCAATAATAGCTAGTGCATCAGCACGTGATTCACAGACTTCTATTACACGATTTGTTACTTTTTCATCTGTAACACCAGGAACTGTCATTAGATTCATATCTAGTGTTTCTGGATCAGCAACTGCTGCAATTGCTCTTCTTAGGGAATAAAGAGCATAATTTGTTTTACCTTCAATATCTGAAACTCCTGCATTAGCTAGGAAGCTATTGCGGAATGGATCTTTTTCTGTTACACGTACACCATCGGTACCACCGAAAAGTGGCATAGTGAAGCGATTAAAGCCGGCATTAAGAACGTTCTTGTAACTTACATCTGAACCAGTTGCTGTGAATGAGTCACCAGCAGCACGTGAACCGGGTACCCAAACCGCCAAAGTTGTTGAATCTACAGAAGCACTTACATCATCCAATGTAAATACTGGTGAATTTTGTGAACCTGTAGCAAGTGGATCAACTTCGTAAGAATCGAAACCAGCTGGTTTAGCTCTTAATAGATCTAGTACATCTTCATTAAAGACGCCATTTGCACCAAGTGAACAATTAATACCAAAATGTGTAGTAGCACCACGTTGTGCTGCAGATTCAACCATTGGTATAGTTGGGAAAAGTAGTTCAACATCAACTGGGTTTGAAACAGAGCCACTAAATAGTGCAGCTACTTCTGAATTTACACCAGCAGCTAATTTGGCTGATACAAATTGAGGTGGACCAAAGAATCCGAAAGGTAGCAATTGTGCATCAAGAGCGCCTTGTTCAAGGAGTGAGTCCATTTCAACACGAATAAAGTTTGAATTATTATCAAAATTACCAATTGTTCTGTGTTTTGCTTCAACATCATCCCAAATTGTCATTTTATCACCAATTAGTTTGGCAATAAAGTTTGGTGATGTTGGATCTAGATTGCAATTTGTAAATGTTTCTAGAACTTCCTGTCTTTTATCTGAATCATAAAGTTTACGAACTTTAACAGTAAATGAACCATATTTGTTAAAGCTGCTATTTGATGGTTTAATATCTTCTATAGATACTTTAACATTCTTTTGTTCCCATTCGCCACTGCTATCGCCTTCTTCACCACCAAGAGTGGAGAATCTAAACAGTTTTGACATTAAAGATGGATCGAAAGAGTTAGTTGGAGCATCTAGATCTTGTGCTATAACCCAACCGGTTTTAGCTGGTTGAGCTTGTACGCCTAAATGATCACCAAGATTTGCAGAAGAAACATCTTGTAGAGCAACCAATGTAGCCATTACTTGTCCGGTGGCAGCTGCTGAACCGGTACCAATTTCTTCTCTTACAAAGGTTTCAAATGTCTCACCGAGCCAGTAGTTTTTTACTATTGCTGGTGGATTGATATCTGAGTTAGTGAGTACTGGATTTGTATTAAGTACTTTACGAATATGTTTAGCACTTGCTTTATTTAAATTAAAAGCTGTATCTACTTTTGTAGAGGCACCATCCATAACTTTAAGTCTAAACTCAAAGTCATCACCGGTACTCTTGACAAATACATTTGTACCAGATACCATACTACTACCAGTAAGATCGGTACCAACTAATTCTAGAGAACCTGTAGCTAAATAAATAACAGCAGCCAAAGCGCCGGTTACATTTGAACCGGATGGAGCAACGAAAATACCCCAAGCGCCACCTTGTGAACTAGCTTCACCAGAACCTGCAACCCAACCAGCTTTTGCTTCTTCGATATTATCTCTTTGTGGATGCTCAACACCCAGCAAACGTACAGCTGTTAAAGGTGAAGAATTTTTTAACCAAGCTTCTGCAGCATATGCAGCATAGGTTGGAGATTGTAATTGTCCAGTTCTCCATACATCGCTTCTTGTACTGTTAACAACACCGCGTGTTGGACTACCAAAGGTGTTATCAAAATCAATATAGCTTTCAACTGTAACCGGTACCATACCTGGACCATGTTGAAATCTACCAACTACAACTGGACCGATTGCACCAATATTGGCTGTTAATACGGAACGGTCGATTTCATTAATTTTTACACCCGGTGATACGAAGCGAAATCTTTTAGCTGTCATTATACAATTCTCCTCTAAAATTAACTTTTCTAAAATAAATAGTGCTGTTTGTGGTCAAAAGCTGATGTTTTTACCATTTCTTTTTATATAGTGAGTTTTCATCTGTTAAAGTATACTCTCTTGGAATTTTAACTTCAACTGCATTTTCTCTATAAATTATGTTTGGTTCATTCTCATTATTACCAGAATTAACCATATGGCCAACTACATTTAATTTTATAGTTGTCTTGAACATTCTTTCTTCTTGTTCTAACTTATCTCCATTATGTTCAATGGCATAGTTAGAATCAATAAAGACTTCAAAACGATGACCTTCATTTTCAAGAACAAAATAATTTCCAGCACCTGTATATACAAGAAATGGCTGAGTTAATTCATTCATTTGTTGTTGATATTCTGTTCTTAAATCAATTTGGTATTCAAAATTGGCTTGTACAGGAAATTTAATAGATTTAAAGCCATAAACTATTTTTTTATTTTCTCTTTTGGAGTTTGGTTGACCAGTCTTTTTCTGTGAATCTGCATTAGCAAAATTAGTAGTCTTATCTTGATTAATTTGTTTTACTAAAATATAATCATCTTTAAAAAGATTTGGGACAACATTACCAGGAAATATACCTTTTACTTTTAGATCTTTATTAATTGCGGTTCTTTTAACAGTAATTACTGGTAGAATAAAACTGCCATCATTTTGTCTTAAATCCTTATTATTTTTAATCTGGAAAGATCTTTCACCGGAAACCCATATAACTGGTGTTTTTGCCCATCCTTTATTTGTTGTGGTATATAGATTCATTACTTCATCTAGCCATTTATAGACAGCTAGATCAATATTTTCTATCTTAGATGGATCCAGAGGAAATTTTCCATTACCTTCTTTTTGATTATTCATTTATCTATTCCTCAGTAATTTCAAAAATACCATTACCAAATGGTCCATCTTCAAAGATTTCAAATGCAAATGGTGATGTGTACCAAATACCACCTTCATTATAGTAGAATTTATTAGCTATTTGAAAAGGTGGTGGATGATAATCTCCCAAAGCTGTTAGATAAATGACACATCCTTTATAATTCTGTGGATTTTCATTATAATCGATAAATTGTGGGAGATCTTGAGAATTATTTGCAGCACTAATTTTTCTAATTGTACCACGACAGCCCTCGACAACATCTCCCATATTGACAACTTTACCATCTTCTGTCAATTCACGGAATATTTCAAGAACCTGATCAATTTCTGCCGGGTATTCAAATAAACCTTTTCTTGCTGTAATACATTGTGATATTATTTCAAATCTGTGTTCAGCTTGTCCAAACAATTGACGAGGGATATTAGCTGTAACTATTTCATAAAAACGACCACCATAGAATACAAAATCGCCTTCACGAACAAATAAATTCTGATCCTGTGTTAATCTTCTGCGATGAAAATTAACAGTTATTTTGGTTTTCTTGTCAAGACCAAACTGATCAGTGGCTGTTTCAATACCTTCAAATTTAACTAAAGCATGCACACGAACAGGAGGTAGAAAGTTTTTTTCTATTGCCTCTCCATAAACTGGATGGAAATTAGTATGTGTATAACTTATAGGAAAATAGAGAATTGTTTGACCAATTACTCGTTCAATTACCTCATCATTAACTTGTTTAACAAGATCGCGTTCCTTTTCTCCAAGGAACATTGGTGGTGGAGGATTTGAAGGCTGTTCCCATTTATTAAATTTAGAATTCTTTTTTCTAGCCATTTTTTAGCCTCAACCAGTGAATATGACCATTGGTACTTTATCGATTGTTTTTTGAACATTCTCGCCAATATTAGCAGTTTGTTCAGCTAATTTATCATAAGTCATTTCTGCCAAGATAGTTTTCATTTCTTCGCGGAGAGCAGTCATTTCTTCTTTTGCTTGAGCTAGTAAAGAATCAGCATTTAATTTAACACTTTCTCCTGGAATTGGAACACTATCAAACTTGCCACGAATCTGTCCTAACATCTCTTTACAAATTGCAAGAGCAAAACGTCGAATCCACTGTTTACCAATTGAGTTTATATTTTCATATGGAATGTTGGTAAAAGGAAGTGTATTAATATTATTAACACCACCGGCTCTATCACTTTGAGTCGATGCTGAGCCACTTGGACCTGATTCACCATAACTAAACACACCTTGTGGAATAGTAAATTCAATCCAGATTGACTGTAAATCTGTGCCGGTTGGAATAGGAAACATTCGCAATTTATTATTTCTAATCTCATAAGAATAATGTGAGATACGTGTATAAATATTATCTTCATAAGCCATCGCTTGTGCTTTGTTGTGCCAAGCAGGAATAACTTCAAATGTGCTATCATCAGCAAATTGACCATAAGTACTTAAATTACCTACAGTATTTATACCACCATAATATCCATAGAATCTCCACATAGCTCTTGGAGACTTATAATAAACTTTTCTTACTTCTACTTTTTTATCAATTAAACCAGCAAAAGGAGAACCGGGTATCTGACTGGCAGTTACTAATGCAGTCTGAACATCATAGTCTTGTTGATCTCCCACAATTGGTATTGAAGCTGAAAATACTGTTAAATTACCGCCTACTCCTGCCATTTCAGACGTTCTTGTCATAACTTCTTTTGCATAACCAATATCAAAAGACGGTAATAATAGTTGTGGATTTTGCCCAGCTAATGCACTACCAGAAGAAAATTCACCATCACTATTAAAAGTACCAGTTGGTGAGCCAAGAGAGTTAGCCAACACATTTCTTGATTGATGAACGTTGATTATATAACTGTATTCCAATACAGCTGCTTCATAAGCTGCGTATACATTTTGTTCAGTTAACTCTATATCAAGTACATCGCCACCAAGCATTTTATATGTAAATGCAACCTGATCAACAGCGCCAGTTATAAAATCAGAATTTGTTGCATATATACCAAAAGGTAAACTAGCAGTAACACGACTAGCTGTACCAATAGCCGGTAATACAATTGCACTTATTTGACTTTTTGGTGCTAATACAGGTAATGCCATTTTAATATAACTCCTAAGTTATTTAGTAAATAGTTTTAATATTTATTAAAAACAAAACCCACCATATTTCAGGTGGGTTTATAAATTTATTATCTTCTATCAAACACCAGTTGTTGGATGTGAATCTGGCGGTGTAAAGTTTGTTGTATATCTTGCGATACCTTGAGTCAGCCTAAGATCATCAATATAACCATTTAAATATCTCAAAGCACTATTGCTTCTATGAAAACCAACATAAAAAGTTGTAGGAAGTGTAGCTATAGAAGAAGCTAAACTTGAGCCTCTTAATATACCATTAATAAATAATCTCACAGTTGTTCCATCATTAGAAAGTGCAACATGGTTCCAACTGTTTAGAGAAACAAGACCGGCAGCCGTTGCGAATTGCCATATTGGAGTTTGAGAGTTTCCAAATCCATTTGCTGTCATACTTCCATTTAAATTTACAGCTAATTGAACTCTATTGATATTTGATGTTGTGGTGCCATTATAAAATAAACCACTACCATTTGTAGCATCTCCATAAGAATTAAGATAAAACCAGGTTTCTATAGTATAAGAGCCGCTTAGTTTAAGGTTTGAATTACTAAGAGAAAGATAATCGTTAGTTCCGTCAAAATAAGCACTACCAGTGATTGCTGTTACGATATTAGCAAGTGGCGACACGTCGCTGATTTGCGGTGAACCACGTCCTATTGTTATTGAATAGTTATTAGGTCCGTTGTCCTTGAATATACGTCCCTGGCAAGTTAATAATATCGTTCCAGAAATAGATTGTAGTGCAGTGGTTGGCGGGGAGAATGCAGACGTATAAACAGAAGTTCCACAAATTCTTAGATTTGATAGGTGGCAGTCGGTTCTGCCATAGTCGCCTCCGTTGGGATTTGGTGTTGAACCACCAATTGTGATGCTTTCTGCTGTTCCGTTATTTAACGGTGTATTAAATACTTCTTGTAACTCCAATACTCCATCTACAAATATTCTGTAAGTTGTACCTTGTTTGACAAAGGCTAGATGGTGCCAGTTGCCGTCATCTACGCGAGAAACAGAAAAGAATGACTTAATATTGACCGGCCATCCCGTACCGTGATACACGGTAAAATAAAACTTACCAACGTTGGTTCCAGACTCCATCACGCTGGCCACCCAAGAATTTCCTGTATCAGAATGCATGTCTGATTTTGCCGCTATAGTAGCTCGCTGGGAATTAGAACTGCCACGGAACCATGTTTCAAATGTCCAATTTGTTCCTATATTTCCACCAACGATAGCGCCGTTGACTAGTAGATAGTTTTTCCTTATGCTATCGGCTTGTGATGGAAAATAAATGCTCCATTTACCATCTTCTTTATTGTGCGGACTAAATGAGTCAATCCGGGTATTACCAAACCTTGAGATGGCAAGATTATTAACACTGCTGTCAACAAAAGTTGTGCTATTGTTAGCCCCGGCTGCTTTCAATAATAGTGATACATTTGAAAAATAAGGATCGGTTGTTGGAATATTTGTAGGCTCACTGCCAGTTGTTTGATTTTCTGCTTCACTATAAAAAAACATCTTTTATTTCTCCTGTCATTGAAGATAAATATAGATATAAATAGTTTTAGAATAATTCAAAAACAAAACCCACCATATTTCAGGTGGGTTTGTGTTGGTAATTATACTTACTGTTTATTCTTCATTGAATACATAAGCAAGACCAGACTCATTGCCGCTTGTTGATTTTTCATCTCTCCACGCACCAACGATAACACGATCACCGGCAGAATTCATTGCAACTGAATATCCAAACTGATCATCATTGGTTGCCAAACTTCCACTTAGGATAGGCTGCTGCTGTGTCCAGCCGGTTGTTCCACTAACAAATATATAAGCAAGACCAGAAGAACCAACTCCACCACTACCAGTTATTTCGTCTAGACGAGCACCAACAATGATACGATCACCGGCAGAATTCATTGCAACAGACCAACCAAACCAATCATCAGTATTATTTGCAAAAGTTCCGCTTATGATGGGTTGTTGTGACCAACCACCAGTTCCACTTACAAATACATAAGCAAGACCTTCGTTGTAATTAGTTGCTTGGCTAACTCTTTCATCCAAATATGCACCAACAACAACACGATCACCAGCAGAATTCATCGCAACTGAATTACCAAATTGTTCATTGGAACTAGTTGCCAAGGTGCCACTTAGAACATGCTGCTGAGTCCAGCCACCAGTTCCACTTACAAATATATAGGCAAGACCTTCTGAGAGAGGGCCTCCGCTTCTTTCATCTTGCCCAGCACCAACGATAACACGATCACCAGCTGAATTCATTGCAACTGAATTACCGAATTGATCAGTTGAATTAACTGCTAAAGTTCCACTTAATATATGTTGCTCTACCCATCCACTTGCTCCACTGACATATATATAAGCAAGTCCTTCTGAAATCTGGCCACCACTTCTTTCATCCAATTGGGCACCAACAATAATACGATCACCTACGGAATTCATTGCAACTGCACTACCGAATTGATCACTAGTAGTTGCAAAAGTTCCGGTTGGGATAAGTTGTTGTGACCAACCACCGGCTCCGCTGACGAATACATAAGCAAGACCTTGTGTGATGCTGGCTGGTCCCAATTCATCTAGCCGAGCACCAATAACAACACGATCACCAGCAGAATTCATTGCAACTGAATTGCCAAAATTATCATTTAAATCTATTGCAAAACTTCCACTTAGAACAATTTGTTCATTCCACCCACCGGTTCCACTAACATATATATAAGCAAGCCCAGAAGAACCACTTCCGCCACTTCTTTCATCTTGCCACGCACCAACGATAACACGATCACCGGCAGAATTCATTGCAACTGAATATCCAAAATTGTCAGTTAAATCGGTTGCCAAAGTACCAGATAAAATCTGCTTTTCTTTCCAATTTTTTATTATATTTTCAATTATTTCTCTATAAAAAAACATCTTTTGTATCCCATCCTTTACTAGCTTATTAGTAAGTGTAAATAGTTTTGTAATAGTTTAAAAAAACAAAACCCACCATATTTCAGGTGGGTTTAAAAAATTATTATCTTCTATCAAGCACCAGCTACTTTTAACAATAACGATACACTTATAAAATATGTATCGGGTATGACTACTGATTAAATTGGGTCTGCTGCTTCACTATGAATGCACCTAAATTTAGGCAATTTCATATCTAATAATTACAATACCAGATGCTCCAGCACCACCATTTTTACTATAGTATCGATGCCCCCATCGATCTCGTTCTCCACCGCCACCACCAGCGCCAGTATTTGCAATTCCAGGGAATCCAAATGAAGCTAGGCCACCACGACCACCGCCGCCAAGACCACCATTAGCATTGCCACCAGCACCACCACCACCAGCATAATATTTTAAAGTTCCATCTATAGATGATTGTAAACCATTAATACCACCACTTGCGCCTACGCCGTTGATCTGATTCCTCGCTGAACCTTTAAAGGCACCGCCAGCGGCAGTAATATTAAAAGCCGATGATGGATTGCCAGAAGTTACAGAAAATCCACCAACAATTATCGGATAAGATTGAGCAGCTAAAATTATAGAGCCGCTAATCATTTGACCGGCATCG